TGTACCTTATTCCGAGGGATGTGGTGGATTGATGTGGGATGCTTGGGGAGGTGATTCAGGAATCAGTTGGGCTGAAACCAAAGTTAAAAATTTGCAGTTAAGTGCAGACTTACCCGAATTTACCCAGGAAATAGAGAATGAATGGTTGGACTATTTGAAAGACAAAGGCGAAGTTATCGGAGAGGAGTTTGAATTGATAGATGAAAGCCCCGTTACTGATGACAACGAATACAAGTTTTTCAAAAGATTTGCCAACCCCGAAGATAAATCAAAGGATGATAAAGGTGTTTACCTCATTCGATACCGATACGCACCAATGAGTGCAAGTGGTAACTCTCGTCAATTCTGCAAGGATATGGTTGCCAATGCCAAGATGGGCGTGGTTTATCGTAGAGAGGACATTGATACGATGGGCGATGATGGAATAAACGGTCAATTTGCTCCAAGTGGAAAATCAAATTACTCTATTTGGAAGTACAAAGGGGGCGTTAATTGTAAACACCAATGGTATCGATTAACCTATATGCGTAAGCGTGTGAGTGGTGGTAAGTTTATCCCATTGACACCCGAAGAGAAAAGCCAAGCCATCAAAGATTTGGATAATTATAAAAGGGTAAGTAACCAAAGTGCGGATTCTGCTGGTGTACCTTTTAGTCCACCTGATTGGCAAACTGCATCCACAAAAACCATTGATTTACCGAACCGAGGAAGTTTAAAAAATAAATAGAAATGTACGCAAACGATAATGTACTTTTAATAACCAAAGACCACTTATTCAAGTACACCCAGTTGGGTGGCAATGTGGATATTGACAAGGTTACGCCATTTATAAAGATAGCCCAAGACATCCAAATCCAAGAGGTGTGTGGCACGGCTTTGTATCGGTCAATCTTAACCAAGGTTCAAGGGAATACCCTTGCTGGTAACTATTTAACTTTGGTGAATCAATACCTACAACCAATGCTCATTCACTATGCAATGGCTGACTTTTTGTTATTCCACGGCTACGAGATAAGTAACGCTGGTATTGTTCGGAATAATCCCGAAAACACCCAGTTACCTGATAGGATAGAAATTGATATGATTGTGAAAAGACAAAGGGATATCGCAGAAACTTATCGCCAAAAGACGGTGAGTTATTTGAATTATTATCCTCAACTATTCCCTGAATTTACCCAAGACCAACAAAGTGGAATGTACCCCGACCAAGATCCAAGTAATTACACAGGATGGAATCTATAAAAAAACCATATAAACCCAAGCCCGATAAGGTGCAAAAGTTGGAGAAAGTATACAAGGAAATCAAGGCTTCCAAGCCCGTGAAATCCTTTTTATTTGCCAAGGCAGTCGTGTTGATGGTATTGCTATCATCTTGCTCGGCTCAATGGCACTTAAAACAAGCCTGTAAAAAAGATGGGGCAATTTGTAAACCACAAGTAATAAAAATTGATACCATTATTTATACGGATTCGGTAGAGATTTATGAGACTTTTGAAACCCAGGTACACGATACTATTATCATTGATACGGGTAGCGTGAGGGTTGAAATTTATCGTGACCACGATGTTATTCGTACATACATAAAGCAACGCCCTGACACGATTAAAATCACTAAAACCGTAAATGTACCCCAAGTGATAATGAAGGAAAAGGATTGGAATCCTTGGGTTATTCTGATAGCGTTAATTTCAATTTTATTATGGTTGATAAAAAAGTTTTAAAAGAAACTCCGTCAAGGTCCTCACCTCCAAGTTCAAAGCGTGGATGCCTATGTAAAAATACTTTAAAATATAGTGTTAAATGTTGTGACGGCACACTATGGGCGCAAGGAATCGGACCTATAACAAAAACACCTTAAATCGTTAATTAATTATGCCAGACCAAAAGATAAGTCAACTCACGGCAATAACCACGGTAGCCTCTACTGATGTGCTTCCCATTGTGGATGTGAGTGATGATACAACCAAAAAAATAAGTATTTCCCAAATAGCGGCTCAAAGCCCCGTGCAAAGTGTAAATGGTTCAACTGGTTCAGTTACCGTTCAACCTACTTTGGTAAGCGGAAGCAATATCAAAACCATCAACAACGAATCACTTTTAGGAAGTGGAAATATTACCATTAGCGGAAGCGGTGGAGTTACTACCCTTGACGGGTTAAGTGGTGCGATTACATTGGTAGAGGGGGCAAATGTAACCATCACCGATAACGGCACAAATCAAATAACTATTGCGGCTGCAAGTGGTGGTGTTACCGACGGAGACAAAGGCGATATAACCGTGTCTGCAAGTGGAGCGACTTGGACTATTGACAACGGTGTTGTAAGTAATGCTAAATTAGGCACAGGAATAGACGCTGCAAAGTTGGCTAATGGCTTGGTAAGTAATGGGGAGTTTGAAGCATTGAACGGTGTTACATCTGCAATCCAAACGCAATTGGATGCGAAAGTAGATGAAAACGCAGCGATAACAGGGGCGACAAAAACGAAAATTACCTACGATGCAAAAGGTTTAGTAACTGCTGGGGCAGATGCTACAACGGCAGACATTGCAGATAGTACTGATAAACGCTATGTAACCGACGCACAATTAACGGTAATCGGAAACACAAGCGGTACGAACACGGGCGACAATGCGACCAATTCGCAGTATAGTGGTTTAGCGGCAAGTAAAGAGGACGTTGCAAATAAAAGTACATCAGTAACAACAGACCAAGCCTCCAACACTAAATACCCATCAGTAAAAGCGGTGTACGATTGGGCAGTTGGTTTATTCGCTACTATTGCAAACCTTGCCTTAAAGACCGATAAATTAGTAGTCACCAACCGCCAAACGGCATCTTATACACTTGTTTTAAGTGATGCTGATAAATTAGTTGAGATGAACGTAGGTAGTGCGAATAACTTAACCGTTCCCGCCTCAGTTTTTTCAGCAGGTCAACAAATACTTTTGGCTCAATATGGTGCAGGACAAACGACTATCGTAGCGGGTAGCGGAATGACTATTCGCAGTAATGGTGGTAAACTTAAATTAAACGTTCAATATAGCGGTGCAACTTTGATATTTTTATCGTCAAGTGAAGCCTACCTTTTCGGGGACATCGTAAGTTAATAGATATGATTTTAAGCACACACGGATTTTTGGCAAGTTCCATTGGGCAATTTGATGCTGATGCAGTAGCGTTTTTTAACCGAGTTACAACGGCAGGAGGCACATTGTCTGCAACGGAACAAATTGCGGTAAATACATTAGTTAAACAAATGAAAACTGACGGCATTTGGACTAAGATGAAAGCCATATATCCAATGGTTGGTGCAAGTGCAGCAGCGTGTGCTCAGAATTTAAAGAGTTCAAGTTTTACAGGAACTTTTACAAGTGGTTGGACTTTTACAAGTGCTGGAGCGAAGCCTAATGGAACGAGTGCCTATATGAATACTGGGTTGAATGATTTATCCATAATGTCAGATTCTTCAAATAGTTTAGGTTTTTATTCAAGAACAAATAACTCTTTGACAAATTGTAATGATATTGGTGCTTTTAACAGTCCAATGTTCACAGGAATAAGATTTAACAATAACAATACATTATCATTTGCTCATAATGGTTCAGATGGACAAAGTGGAAGTATTGTTACATTTAATAGTACACTATCTAGTGCAGGATTTTTAACACAAAGCAGAACAAGTTTAACATCATTAAAATTTATAAGAAATGGTGTTGTATTAGCATTTACAACAAATACAAAAACTGGAACAAATGCTAATAATAATTTTTATGTAGGTGCTACAAGTAATCCAACTGGAGCGCAGCAATACAGTAACCGAGAATTTGCATTTGCTTATTTTTCAGATGGACTAACCGATGGTGAAGCATCTAATTTTTATACCGCAGTTCAAGCATTTCAAACAACACTTTCACGCCAAGTATAATGATAGGATATATTTTAACAATAGAACAAAAAGAGGAAATTCAAGGCGTATTCTTTGCGACTGATATTTTCTTTAACTGCGTTCAAGACATCAACGATGTTTGGTTTTTATTTTTAAGTGAACAAGATAAAGAGATTTTACCAAACGAATATTTATACCTTTTTGACCTACCACAAGGCGAATACATACCTAAACCAACACCTAACCCATTCGATGAAACTACCAATAACATTTGAACAATTTAAAAGCGATCCAGCGAAGGCAATAACATTCCTGATGTTGGTCGTTGTGAGTGTGCTATATTATAGGGCAGAACGCCAAAGCAAAGCCATCAATGACCGATGTGAGCAGCGTTTGGAGTTATGTGAGGCAAAACTTGAAAAAATGTCAAGAATGTTAAAAACGCAAGATAGTTTGTGTTCTGCATTAATTACTGAAATAAGCATTTACAAAAAATTAGGAACAATATGAAATTTCTTTATGCGTTGTCACTTATTGCCTTGATTATGGCGGTGGCAGTTGAACCTGATGTTGAAGAGAAAGCAGAGGAGCAGATACACCACTCCGAAATGATGTGTGATAGTGCGGCAATAGTGTTGGAAGAAATCAGAGCCGTTAACGATAGTCTTTTAATTGAGAAATATTTTTATGCGGATAAGTGAGATTTTCAAAGGAGATAAGGGCGAATTTTCATCCAAGAGGTTTGTGGGTGTCGTTGGTGCTTTGGTGCTTTTTGGTAGTTTGGTATATTACAATACTGATCCTTTGGTTGAAGCGGTGGAGTTTATCACTATATTTTCGCTTGGTTACACGGTTATAGATAAATATACTAATGGCAAAAACAACGCAAGTCAATAGTTTTAAGGCGAAGCCCAAGTCAAAATTGGGTAGGCATACTAAACATCAAAACAAACACAAGTCAAGCAAGGCTTATAAAGGACAAGGCAGATGAAAATAACACAAGTACCATTTAACGATTATTACAAAGAGGCAACCACCAAAACTCAAATATACCTACACCATACCGCTGGTACTGGCAAGGGAGATGATGTTTTTGGTTGGTGGGGTAAAGATAAACCACGCATTGCAACTTGTGTTGTAATTGATCGTGACGGTTCAATTAAGCAAGGTTTTGGCTCACAATTTTGGGCTTACCATTTAGGGTTGCCCAACTCCGTGTTCAAAGAAAATGGTTTGAGTTACCTGAACTTGGACAAGTTGAGCATCGGAATTGAACTGATAGCCTGGGGGCAACTAACCAAAAAAGGTGAGAAATACTATTCTTATACCGGTAAGGAAATTCAAGGGGATGAGGTTACCACATTAGCAAAGCCACACCGAGGGTTCAAACATTACCATTCATACACACAGGCTCAAATCGATGCGGTTGTACACCTATTGAAACTTTGGAAAGAGAAGTATTTTATTGATATTTCTTATCAGGAAGATATTTGGGATGTAACCAAACGTGCTTTGAGTGGTCAGAATGGCGTTTATACGCATTGTAGTGTACGCAAAGACAAGGTTGATACATTTCCACAACCCGAATTAATTGAGGCTCTTAAAACGCTTTAATTCCATTCACTCATAAAAACCGTTCATTCACAAAAAATGTGCGGTATTTTTACTTATTCGTTCTTTTTATTTTTGAAATATAAAATATGATTGTATATTTGCTATATGGAAAACACACAAAATAACTATCCACAAGAATTAGCGTGGATTACTTTTATGGGAGAAAATTATGAAAATGAATGGTATCCCATTATGATGAATGGTAGACAACTTATTTGGGATGACATTTTCATTATGGAAATATGTCGTGAAAGATACATCAATCAATTTTGGGGTATTTCAAACACAAGTCAAATGCTAATTAATAACTCATTAAGAAATAATCTATAATCAAATAGGGGCTTAACCGCGCCTTTTAAAAATAAACTATATGAAAACAAGAAGTAACAAAACAACACGAGTTTTTACCGTGTGGATTAACGGATTAAAGTACACCACTATGCCAATGACAAAGGAAGAGTTTGCGGAGGCTGAATTTAACACGATTAACGACTGGAAGTCTTATCCTTACTTTAAATAATATGACACATTTAGAATTTCAGTTAGTATTTGTATGTATTGCCGCATTCTTTTTCGGCTTATATTTAGGAATTGACACTAATAAAAAAGTAAAATGATAACAAAACCACACCAACTACTCAAAGAGATCCTTGCCGATACAGGGATGAAAGATGTACCATTGACATTCATCAACTCCATTGTTGACCGCTTGGAAAAGTCCATTGAGATGGAAGTCAACTTGGCTTACAAAATGGGTTATGATGATGCGAAGTTTGAAAACCCACGCAAGGAAGATTTTTACAATTACTTGCACGAAAAGTCAGAGTAATTGTTTATATTTGAAAAATGGAAACACACGAAGCATTATTTGACTTATTCACTAAAAACACCAACACGCAAATTTCGGAGGCTACTGGCGTAAATTACTACACGGTAGCCACTTGGCGTTGGAAATTCAAACAGAATCAATTATCAGTAGAGAAACAAATCGAAATTTTAACAAGAACAAATTATAAATTAAAATCACTTTTATTATGGAAACAAGAAGCAAAGTAACACAGGTAACAGGTAACGGAACTTGGAACAGTCAGTACGGACTACTCTACAAATTTGAGGTGCATTTTGAGAATGGAGAGTATGGTACATATATGTCCAAGAGTTTAGAGCAAAACAAGTTTGTCGTTGGACAAGAAGCGACATACACCCGTGACTCAAAACAAGCAACGGGCGGGGCAATGTACTACACCATCAAGCCTGTACAACCACAACAACAAAGTTTTGGTGGAGGTGGTAAACCAGCATATCAAAAAGACCCTGAAACCGAAAAGCGTATTGCAAGAATGTCGGTCTTAAAGGTTGCTGGTGACTTGGTTGTGAACGGTGTTGTAAAGATGCACGACTTGACCAAGGTTGCATCATTTTTAGAGCAATACGTTATGACTGGGCAAGACACAATGACAACCATTTATTCGGAGGCTCACCCACCGAAGGCAACCTTAAACGATGATATGCCATTCTAATGAAATGGAATTATAACGAGATTCAGTACCTCAAAGATAATTGGGGTACTTTATCGGTTTTGATGATTGCAAATAACCTTGGAAGGACGTATTATTCGGTTTATGCGAAGGGTGATGAGATGGGGTTGAAGGTTCACCATAGGTTTACACCCAATGAGATTAAATTCCTGAAAGCGTTTTACCCAACACGATCCACAAAAAAGATTGCAGCGGATTTAAAACGCAGCGTTTCAGCAATTAGAACAAAGGCTTGTCAACTTGGGTTATCCAAGACAAAGGAATATAGGTCAAAGACTGCCAAGATTCCCAACGATGGGCATTTCAAAAAGAATCAATCATCTTGGAATAAAGGTTTAAAACTTGGAAGTGATTGGGGTGGTGTTCACACACGATTCCAAAAAGGTCAAGAACCTCACAACAAGTTACCAGTTGAAATAAAAGAAGTAAACGGATTGATCAGAAAACTTAAAAAACAAATATCAAGAATATGAGCAAACAAACAACAGTAGATTGGATTGAACAAGAAATGTTGAAAGGAAATTTAAGCCTAAAAGAAATACTTATCCAAGCGAAAGAAATAGAAAAGGAAAAATTAGAAGATGCTTGGGTTGAAGGTGTTAAAAATTGGAATCCAAGTAAAAGTTTTGAACAATACTACGAACAAACATACGGAGGTAACAAATGAAAAAACAAACCGCATTACAATGGCTCATTGGTTATTACTACGATAACGAAGGGGCTATTGGCATAAAGCAATTAGAACAGGCCGAAAAGATAGAAAGGGATAATATCATTAAAGCATACCAACAAGGTATGACGGATGGATATGGTGACACTTTGGACTTTACAAATAACCCTGATGGTGAAGATTATTTTAACGAAAATTATGGGGGTGAAAAATGAATACAACAACAAAAATAACAAAAGAATACGCAAGGGAATTACTACAAAAGTACATCAATCAACAAAGAGGATTTTTGCCTATTTACGACGCAAATATTATGATTAGAAGTGAAGTAGATAATACATTCGTGATTACTGAATATACATTCAGGTACCTTTTAAAAGTTGCTTATGATTTAACTGATATTAAATTAACTGGGTTATAATTATGCCTAAAAACAAAATTGAAGATTTGAGAAACCACCTATTTGAAGCGTTGGAAATGCTTAAAGATGGTGAATTGGCAGTTGACAAAGCCGAGGCTATTGTCGGAGTTGCACAGGTTATTGTTGAAACCGCAAAGGTTGAAGTGGCTTATATTAAAGCACTTGAAACAAATAAACATACAGGATTTTTGCAGTTAGAAAATAAATAAGATGCCAGTAGTTGAAATAAAGGTATTTGAGCAATACGAGTATCATGATTATCTTATTACAATACAGGATCATTTTGGTAGTGGAGAATTGGAGGCTATTGCAGTTCCAACTAAATATGCTCATTTATTCGATGATATACACGATGTTTATAATTGCTGCGAAATATTTGATGATAATGGTATTGTACATCAAGAAGAAGTTTGGTGTGAAGAAGATGAAGAATTCTATGAACGAGATTTAATACCATTAGTAGCATTTGAACCAACTGATACACATATAAGATTATCCAATGTAAATACTGAATCATCTACCCAAGTTTTAAATCACGTTGTAAATGAATTAAATTGGTTATTAGAATTAAAGCCTAAAACTATTGTTCTAAAACAAATTTACAAAAAGAGTGTAACTCCAAAAACGTCTAAAAATAAACGAGGATTTAATCAAGTTGCTTGGGCGTCTATGGTAAAGTTAAGGGATGGTAAATGTACTGAATGTAATAGCGTCTATGATTTACACGCTCATCATATAAAGCCCTATAAAGACAATGAATCATTAAGATTTGATGTAAATAATGGAGTTACTTTATGTGGACAATGTCACAGAAAATGGCATAAAGAAAACGGTAGATGATTGCAGTTAGAAAATAAATAGTTATATTTGTTAAACCAAAGGGGGTAGTGTCACACCCGCTGCCCTCTTTTGTTTGAAAATTACGAGAAAACAACCGAGTAGAAGGCGGTTTAGTTTAAAAGAATATTGCCTGAACGGGCAAGGTGGCTTCTACACACCTTGTCTGCTTCGGGCTTTTTTATTTAATGAAAAACACAGGACAAATCGTACGGAGTAAAAAAACGGGAAAAAGTCGTTACACACCAATCAACAACGACATTCTTCAAAGTGAGGTATTAACACCCGAAGAAAAAACCATTTTAATTTATTTATTATCAATGCCAGAAGACTGGGTTGTCAACAAAAGCCAATTGATTGAATGGGCTAACTTTGGTCGAGATTCAGTTAATGTCGCTTGGAAAGGATTAATTGAAAAAGGTTACGTTGTATCAGTCAGGGTAATTGATACTAAAACACATCAATTTAGAGGTTGGAATCACGTTGTTTACGAAGAGCCAGTATTGGATGAAACTGAACAACAACCCGACTTACTGAAAACCCGAAAGTCGGAATCCCCGAAACTCGGTAAGTCCGAAAGTCGGGAAAACCGAAATTCGGAAAATCAGTCAGTATATAAAGTAATAAATAAACAAAGTAATAATTTAACAAAAGAAATATTTATAGAAAGTAATAATCTTACAAAAGGGGACGAATCGTTTTCGTTGGATGAGGCGTTTGAACAATGTTGGAAAGCCTATTCTTCCGCTGCCTCTCGACAAGTCGGAAGTAAAAAGGACGCCGCGGCGAAATTTAAACGCCTTAAATCGAATGAAATTGAATCATTGAGGTTACACCTCCCGAAATTCATTTTAAATCATCAGAGGGCGAAAAAAACGGAGTTTTTGCCCAATTTCGTTACATATTTAAACCAGCGGAGATTTGAGGACGAGAAACTCCCCTATCCTGACAAGGTTGCGGAGTTTGAAAACAATTTGAATAATTGGTACAAAGAATGAAAGTTTTAGTTGCTTGTGAGTATTCGGGTTCGGTTCGTGACGAATTTA